CATCAGGTGTAGACGGAGGTGGACCTGGAAATGGTACACCTGGAACAACAAATACTGGTGGTGGCGGCGGTGGACACCAAAACGGCAGTACTGCAGGAACAGGTGGATCCGGAATTGTAGTTATAAGGTATAAATTTCAAAATTAATATGGAGATTAAATAAATATTATGGCTCATTTTGCAAAAATAGGAATGAATGGAAAAGTTATTCAAGTTTTAACACTTGCAGATAATGATATGTTAGATGCTAATAATCAACCTGATGAAAAAGTAGGTCAACAACATTTAGAAAAAAATAATAATTGGCCTGCAGAAATGTGGGTTCAAACTTCATATAACACTACAGAGAATACACATAAGTTAGGTGGAACACCACTTAGAGGAAACTTTGCAGGTATTGGTTATATTTGGGATGAAGAAAATCAAATTTTTTGGCCTAGAAAACCTCATGGATCTTGGATAAAAGATATTTCAAATGCTAAATGGAAAGCACCAGTTGATGCACCTTCTATAACAGCAGAACAACAAACACAAAACGATGCAGGCACTCATTACTGGTACTATGAGTGGAATGAAGATAACGAAAATTGGGACTTGTCAAATAGTATAAGATAATATATTTATCATGGTGGTGGCATGGAAAAAAAAGTATTAACAGAACAAGCTTTATATTATGGTAATGTTTCAATGCCGAAAGGTTTTGAAATAGATCATATTAAACTATCAAACGACATTATAGAATCAATCATTAAAAGTTCAAAAATCCCTTATTTAAGAAATTTAGATATGTTGGATAGTTACATTAGAGAACATATAAAATGTGACTTTAGGTTGGGATTAGTTACTAAAAATTTTTGGGGAAATATTTATAAACCAAAAGAACTAACAGAACCTTTATTAAATATAAATCCAATGGATTTAAATAACTCTGCAGATTTTACTTTATTATATGGAGTTAAAAATACTGAATGTTTGGTAAAATTTTATTATGACGATAATAGAATAAAAGGAAATGATTGGACAATTTCATTAAATGAAGGTTCATTTGTTATGTTTCCATCAATAAATAAATATATTATTAAAAATAATCATAAAAAAGATTTAAGTAGTATTTTAACTATAACTTATGAACTTAAATAATTATTATTGGTATTTTAAATCAGCAATACCTCCAAAAATATGTGATGATATTATTAAATATAGTTTATCTAAATCAGAAACTATGGCTAGAACTGGTGCCTATGGAAATAAAAAATTATCAAAAGAAGAAACACAAAATTTAAAACTTAAAAGAAATTCAGATTTAGTGTGGCTTAATGAGCCATGGATATATAAAGAATTATACCCATACATTCATCAAGCTAATAAAGCAGCGGGTTGGAATTTTGATTGGGATTTTTCTGAACAAATTCAATTTACAAAATATAAACTAAACCAATATTATGATTGGCATTGTGATAGTTGGAATAAACCTTATGATAAACCTCATAATCTTAATGAACATGGTAAAGTAAGAAAACTTTCAATGACTTGTCAATTAACTGATGGGTCAGAATATAAAGGTGGTGAATTAGAATTTGATTTCAGAAATTATGATCCCCCTTTGAGAGATGAGTCCAAACATTTAAGGCAAGCAAAAGAAATACTACCTAAAGGTTCTATTATTGTATTTCCATCATTTGTATGGCATAGAGTTAAACCAGTAACGAAAGGAGTACGGTATTCATTAGTCATGTGGAATCTTGGATACCCATTTAAATAATATGTATATAAATAATTATTTTAATACGGCAATTTGGTCTGAACAAAAACCTGAGTTTATAAAATCTTTAAATAAAGCATCAGATAAGCATATTAAAGAAGCAAGAAAAAGAAATAAAGATCATATAAAAAATTTTGGTGATTTTGGAATAAGTCATCATTCTACTACTTTAATAGCAGATAATGATTTTTTAGATTTCAGAAAATATATAGGTCAAAAATCTTGGGAATATTTAGATCATCAAGGTTATGATATGTCTCAATATCAAACTATGTTTAGTGAACTATGGGTACAAGAGTTTGCTAAAAAAGGCGGAGGTAACCATTCCGCTCATATTCATTGGAATCAACATGTATCTGGTTTTTATTTTTTAAAATGTTCAGATAAAACTTCTTATCCAATATTTCATGAACCTAGAACAGGTGCACGAGCCACTAAATTAAAAATGAAACCAAATCAAAAAGGTATATGGGGTGGTACAGAAATAATACATTTTAGACCTAAGCCTGGAACATTAATTATATTTCCAGGATACTTAGAACATGAATATGCAGTAGATTTTGGAATTGAACCTTTTAGATTTATACATTGGAACATTCAAGCGGTACCAAAAGAAATGGCTAAAGATGTTTAAAGAATATAAATTACCTAAAGAAAGCTTTGTTGGAGGTTGGTTTATTCCTTCAAAAATTTGTGATGGATTAGTTTCTTATTTTAACGAATTTAGTAAAAACACTACACCAGGTGTAGTAAGCGGAGGTAAAGTAAAAAAAGATGTTAAAGATTCTTTGGATTTAAAAATTAATTCGGATAACTTAGATAAAGAAATATTGGCTTACAGAAATAAATTACAAAAAATTTTAGAATTATATTTAAAAAGATATCCTGAAGTAGATAGATATAATCATTTTAATGTTAAAACATTTAATATTCAAAAATATAATAAAAATGGTGGATTCAAAGAATGGCATTGTGAAAGAGGAGCAATATGTGATATGAGTAGAGTTTTAGTTTTTATGACTTATTTAAATAATATAGAAAATGGTGGAACTCATTTTAAATATCAAAAAATTACTACTCCATCAATAAAAGGTTTAACTTTAATATGGCCTACAGATTTTACTCATACACATAAAAGTGAAATTGTAAATAAAGAAAAAATAATAACAACTGGTTGGTTTGAATTATTATGAGTTTTAAAAAAAACAAATACACAGTAATTAGAAAGGCAATAAATAAAGATTTAGCTGAATTTGTTGCAAATTATTTTTTAATAAAAAAACAAGTACATGATACATGTAAAGAAAAAAGATATATTTCACCTTTTGATCAATCACTAGGTTACTATGAATCTGAAAATGATCAAATTCCAAATACTTTTTCTTGTTATTCAGATATAGCGATGGAAACATTAATGCTAAAATGTCAACCAATTATGGAAAAAACAACAGAATTAAAATTATACCCTGCATATACTTATGCAAGAATTTATAAAAAAGGCGATATTCTTAAAAGACATAAAGATAGATTTAGTTGTGAAATATCTACTACTATGAATTTAGGTGGAGATAATTGGTCAATATATTTAGAGCCATCTGGTGAAAAAGGCATGAAAGGTATTAAAGTAGATTTAAAACCAGGAGATATGTTAGTATATAGAGGTTGTGATTTAGAACATTGGAGAGAACCATTTAAAGGTAAAGAATGTATTCAAGTTTTTTTACACTATAATAATATTAAAACAAAAGGGGCGAAAGATAATATATTTGATAGAAGACCACATATAGGACTTCCAAGTTGGTTTAAAAAATAGTATATTATGATGGGGACAGTGGATATCACCACCTTTCGCTGTTCCCTTCATAATATAAATGAAAAATAATATATAATTTTTTAATTTTTGTTATATAATATTTGTTATTATGCCATTAACTCAACTTAATTTTCAACCTGGTTTAGACACCGAAAACACCGAAACTGGTGCTGAAGGTAGATGGACAGATTGCGATAAGATTAGATTTAGAAAAGGATTACCACAAAAAATAGGTGGTTGGACTAAATTTAGTCAAGATTATTATGTAGGAAGACCAGCAGCGATAGCTTCTTGGATAAGTTTAGATGGTACACGTTATCAATCCATAGCTGGAGATAAAAAAATTTACGTTTATCAAGGTGGTAGTAATTTAGATATTACACCAATAAGACAATCTAATACTTTAAGTAATGTTTTTTCTACAACTGATACTAGCTCTAATGTAGTAGTTAATCATATTGGACATGGTGCTTTACTAGGTGATTTTGTAACTATATCTAATGTAACTGCAAATGTAGGTGGAATTACTACTACTGATTTAGAAAATGAATTTGAAATAGTTAATATAAACAATGCTGATGCTTACACCATTACAACACCGGGTACAGCAACTTCTACTGTAACTGATTCAGCTAACTGCGATATAAATTATCAAATAAATACTGGTCCTATTGTTCAAACTTTTGGATATGGTTGGTCAGCAGGTACATGGTCATCAAGTACATGGGGAACACCTAGAACATCATCTAATGTTGTACTGGACGCAAGACAATGGTCATTAACTAATTGGGGAGAAGATTTAATTTTAACTCAAAGAGATGGTGGTACTTATGAATGGGATACATCAGCAGGATTATCTGCTAATCCAGCTACTCCTATAGCAAATGCTCCTACAGCTTCTACTTTATCAGTAGTTTCAACAGAGACAAGACATTTAATTTGTATGGGAACAGAAACTACAATTGGTACAGCTAATACACAAGATAAATTATTTATAAGATGGTCAGATCAAGAAAATTATAATTTTTGGACTCCTAATGCAACTAACTCAGCAGGTTCACAAAGAATTGCTGGAGGAAGCGAAATAAGATCAGCTAGAGCTTCAAAAGGTACTATTTTAGTATGGACAGATACAACACTTCAATCAATGTCTTTTATTGGTCCTCCTTTTATATTTGGCTTTCGTCAATTGGGTAATGATTGTGGAGCTGTAGGAATTAATAGTACAATAGTAATAGATGATGTAGCTTATTGGATGTCTGATGGCCAATTTTTTAGATTTGCAGGTGCTGTTCAAGAAATACCTTGTCCAATATTAAATCATGTATTTGATGATATAAATAAAACTCAATATCCTCAAATTTATGCTGGACAAACTTCTGACTTTTCTGAAGTTATATGGTATTATTGTTCAGCTTCATCTGATTATATTGATAAATATGTAATTTATAATCACTTAGAAAATAGCTGGTATTTTGGTAATTTATCTAGAAGTACATATATAGATAATGGTGTAGAATTAAATCCTATTGCAACAGAGTTTTTTCCTAACTCTACTGCTAATACTTATTCTACAATATATGGTCTTGCACCTGGACGAAGTTTAATTTATAGACATGAAGATGGTGTTGATGCTGATGGATCAGCGATCACTGCTTATATAGAATCAGGTGATGGAGATATTGCAGATGGAGAGAATTTTAGTTTTATTAATAAAGTTATACCCGACTTTAAAAATCAAACAGGAAACGCTACTATTACTTTATCAGCTAGAGATTATCCTAATAGCTCTAAGACTACAGGAGAGGTTATAACAGTGTCAAATACGACAGCTTTTTATAATTCTAGAATACGAGGTAGACAATCTTCCATTAAAATAGAAAGTGACGAATTAGGTAGTAATTGGCGATTTGGTACATTAAGAATCAATGTAAGACCAGATGGAAAAAGATAAATATAAGATTAGATTAGCTCGTATAGATGACGCTGTTAGAATACGAGAATTATTGAAAACATGGCTTATAGAAGCTCCATTTAACTTTGGAAACACCAATAATAAAAAAGCTCTTGAAAATATAGTATTTTACATTCGAAATAGTTTTGTTATAGTAGTAGAATATGAAAATAATATTGTAGGAACTATGGCTGCTACAATAGACGAAACTTGGTATAGTGATAAAAAGTTTTTAAGAACTTTATGGTTACATATACATCCTAAGTATCGAAACTTTCATATCTTTAAAGCTATAATGTTAGTTTTTAAAGAATACGCATTAGCTAAACGAGTAACAGCAATATGCGAAGTATTTCAAGGTAAAGACGTTGAGAGAAAACACAACGCCTTTGTCAAATTAGGATATAAAAATATTGGAGGAACATATATAATCAATGGGTAGTATCTTTAAACCACAAACAACTGTTGTTCAAGCACCAAGTCAACAAACTGTTACTTCACAAATTCCTGAATACTTTAAAGAGATTCAAGAAAGAACTTTAAGAACAGCAGAGAATGTTTTTACACAACCTTATGAAGGATATCAAGGTCAAAGAGTTGCGCCTTTATCTGGAGGTGAACAAGCAGCAGCCAATGTATTTAGTACACAAATTTTACCACAAGCTGGACAGTTAGCTCAAATAGGAGCACAAACTTTTGATACTGCAACAATGCAACAGTATATGAATCCTTATACTAATGCTGTTATTCAATCTACACTATCTGATTTAGGAGAAACTTATGGTCAACAACAAAGAGCTATGGCAACACAAGCTATAGGCGCAGGAGCTTTTGGTGGAAGTAGAGAAGGTGTAGAAAGAGCTTTAGGTAGAGAAAGATATTTAGATCAAGTTGCTGATGTATCAAGTAGATTAAGACAAGCCGGTTTTGAATCAGGTGCACAAAGATTTGCACAAGATAGAGCAACACAATTACAAGCAGCACAATCTCAATTATCAGGACTTGCTGGTGCTGCAGCTGGATTAGGTCAATATGGAGC